AGCAATGTGTCAATTGGCTCAGTTACTTTAGGTGCACGTGCTACTGGTCAGGATGGCGATATACCAAACCTCGCACCACAAGCATTGAAGGAACTACGACAAGTTGGCCTATTACCGGTCTATGCAAAGGTGCGTGGATAATGCAAATTCCGCGTTATCTTATGCAGCATACATTAGTAGTAGAACCTGCTATTGGTAATAGTTCACATGGGCCTGAATTTGGGCCACCTGTTGCCTATCAAGCTTTTATAGATGATGCTACACAATTAGTGCGGGATCAAAACGGTATTGAGGTAGTATCCTCTTCCCGTGCTCTTGTGGATTTAACGGCAGTTATCCCCATTGAATCGCGCGTATCAACTGTTTTTATGCCTAGACTTATTTTTATGTCACTTGATGCAGAAGGGCAAACTAGAGCAAAAACACGGGAATCTCTTGTTCTTAATGTGTTACGTCGAGATGGCGGGAATTTACCCGTACCTAGTCATTTTGAGGTGATTCTTAAATGAGCAAAGTTACCTTTAAATGGTATGGTGAAAGAGTAAGAGCTGTACTAGAACACGGTAGCTCTGTCGGTAGTAAAAAAGCAGCGGAACATTTATTAGATGTTTCACAAACATTAGTTCCCCGAGAATTCGGCGAGTTAGAAAGATCGGGGGAAGTAGTTAAGGTCCCGGGCGGTCATTCCGTGCAATATGGCGGGAACCCATCAGAACCAATTATCGCAATTGTGCAACATGAGGATTTAACTCTACAGCACCCAAATGGAAGGCAGGCAAAATACCTAGAAAGCCCTATGCTCACAGAAATAGGTACAATCTTCTTTATCATGGGTTCACAATTACGCGATTCTTTGAGTAAGGAATAACATTATGTCGTTGCTTACAGCTTTAGCTGTGGACCTTGATAATAGAGGGCACGGCATATATAAACCTGATGCTAGTTTTGATAATGAAGAATGGGGTATTTCTGTTGAAGCCTTACTCATTCATCCTAGTCAGTTAATTGTTATTACAGGATACGGCGGCGCTGAATCCTCTTCTGGTATGAATTATGACATGCCACGAATACAGGTTAGGGTTCGAGGGGGTTTAGACACCACCGTATCTCGTTCTAAATGCCAGTCTATTTATAATGAATGGCATGGTTTAAGCCATTTAACCGTAGACGGTGAAGATATACAGCTAATAATTGGTTTAAATTCTGGTCCTGTTTATTTTGGCCCGGATGGTAACGGCCGCCATCAACATGTAACCAATTTTGAGGTAACAGTTAAGAATCCGAATAGAGTGGGGAGGTCATCATAATGTCAACTGACCTAATGAGCGCCCGAGATTGGGTATTCGAGGTCGAATCGGTAACGCCGGATACGTGGGTAGAAATTGATGGTATTGACAGTTTTGAATTAAATCCTGGTGAGAATGAGGAAGTCGCAGATACTTCACTCTTTCGTTCACAAGGACAGTATGAGGAACAGAAAATGCAGCGCGGAGCGACTTTAGGTTTAAAGGGGAAGAAGATAACAGCAGTAACTACACCCGATGCCGGACAATTGCGCGTTGAGACTCTTGCTGGTTTAGTCTCAGACGCTTCTATTGGCTCGTTACGCTTTAGGCATTCCGTACAAACTACGTGGGTAGTATGGGAAGCGACAGTATCTCTCGGTACTGTTGGTGGCGGAAAGAATGACAAAGCATCATGGGAAGCTACTTTTACTCGTTGCGGCGCCGCCGCATCAGCCGCAGTTAGCTAAGGAGTCTTTAAATGGATGAAGAAAATGTAATTGATTATGACGCTTTTTGGGAACAGTATTCTGCTAAATCTCCAAGGAAAAAGGTTAGAGTTTTAGGTCAACTTATCTCGTTACCTTTTGATATTCCTTTAAGTTTAGAACGTCGTATGTCTGTTACTAACATGGCAGATAAAGAAGCATTAGGTCAATTGTTGGCAGAGATTTACGGAGAAGATGTATTAGACGCTTGGGTTGATAATGGCATGGGTACTAAACAAATGGCGCTACTAGTTTCGTGGACCTTATTGCGTGTGCAGGGGTCGGATATTACATTGCAGGATGCAGCTAAAGCAATGGAAACGGTGAGCGCATCGGGAAAACTCCAAACCTTATTAGACGATATTGGGGGGCAATCCAAGCGGACTACAGACGATTCTACCACATTAGCGGAGAACAACTCGCGCAATTAGGTGTAAGAGAATTCTATGTTTTACTACGTGGGTTACCCCCCGAATCTTTATTTATGTATAAGTATCAAAATACACCAAGGATTGTTACCAGTAAAGAAGAAATTGATGCGATTACAGCGAAGGCCATGAGGTAATATGAATATCGGCGAATTAACAGCGCATATAGATATAGAGAATAATAAAGCGCTCCGTAAATTAGCCGACACTTCACAAGCTTTCACCTTACTAGATAAATCTCTTACCAGCGCATTAAACCCTATCCAAGGGTTACTATCTATTTCTAATATTCCCCTATTGACTAGCGGTGTTGACGCTATCTGGTCAATGACGGGAGCAATAGGTACCGTTCCTGCTGTTGCAGGTGCTGCCGGATTAGCTATTGGAACTATGAAAGTAGCAACGGCCGGACTCGGCGATGCTATGAAAGTGATTGGTGACGATAAAAAGTTTTCCGAACAACTTAGATTTATGGCACCTGCAATGCAAGATGCTTTACGCTCTGTGCAAAAATTAGTACCAGGATGGGATACTCTTAAAAAGAGAGTGCAAGATGCGGCATGGTCAAATTTTAATACACATATAGATCTATTAGGGAAGAAATATTTACCGGTCCTTAATACCGGAATGTTCAAAACAGCAATGGGGCTCAATCGAGGCGCCACTGGAGTAGCACAATTCTTAGAAGAATCTTCCTCTGTTGATGATGTGTCTCACTCGTTTGATGGTATGAGTGGTTTTGTTGAAAAAGTAGCTAGCGCTTTTCCTAACTTAATAAAAATGATTTTAGATTTTGTTACGGTTGGTTCTGATTTTCTCCCTAGAATGGGAGACGGATTTGTTTCACTCATTCAACGAATGACGGATTTTATTGATAAAGCCCGTGAGACTGGACAATTACATGATTGGATTCAACGGGGTATTGACTCTGTTAAACAATTTGGTCAAATTCTCTTTAATGTAGGTGCAATTCTAGTCAATGTATTTAAAGCGTCGGGGCAAGAGGGAAGCGGGTTATTAGGCACCCTCCTCCGGTTAACGGAACAAATGTTGGCCTGGACAAAATCAGCCGAGGGGCAAGAACAAATAGGTGCAGTTTTTCAGGCATTAAGTCAAGTCGCATTACCGCTAACTACAATAATTCCCATGATTGTGCAAGCTGTAATTATGGCCGCTCAGGCATTTAATGCTCTACCTGGCCCTGTTCAATCAGTTATTGGTAGTTTCTTAGGTTGGGCCGGTATTATTGGGTTTGTTATCAGTAGAATCGGTCCACTTCTTGCTCTACTTAATGTTTTTAAATTTAAAGCAGTTGCAACCGCTGCTACATGGATAGCTAGTCAAATGGGGATTGTGGCAGCTACCGGTGCGAGTACAGCTAGCATTATAGGAATGATTATAAAAACGGCAGCCGTTTGGGTGGCACAATGGATTAAAATGGCGGCACAATCAATAGCTAGCGTCGCTGTTATGGTTGCTCAAATGGCTATGTGGGTTGCACGAACAGTGGCGGGTACAGCAATAGCTATTGCAGCTCTTGTAGCTGGTGCTGTGGCGTATGTAGCGCAATGGGCCATTATGGCGGCTGGAGCGATGGCTAGTGCGGTAGTTATGGCTGCGGCGTGGTTTGTAGCGCTAGGCCCGATCGGCTGGGTAATTGCTGCTATTGTTGGTTTAGTGGCTCTCATAATTATGAATTGGGACACCGTTAAGCGTGTAACAATAGAAATATTTACCGCTATCGGTAATTTTCTTAAAGCAGTCTGGGAATGGATAAAACAGTTTATACAAGACGCGGTTAATCGCGTAGTAGCTATCTTTAACTTCCTTAGTAAGTTACGGGATATGGCATTAAACTTTTTTGGTGCAATGAAAGACGCCGCCATCGGTAAAGTAATGGAGCTAGTAAACTGGATTAAAGGAATACCTGGTACTATTCTTGGGGCATTAGGCGATTTAGGTCATTTATTATGGGATGCCGGTAGACGCATTATTCAAGGTTTAATTGACGGTATTAAGGCAATGATTGGTGCAGTAGGCAGCGCAATTGGTAGCGTTGCTAGCACTATTCGTGGCGCATTGCCTTTCTCGCCAGCTAAATGGGGACCGTTAAGCGGCAGCGGTTCCCCTGAATTAGCGGGACAGAAAATTGGTCAAATGTTAGCTGATGGCATCCGGCGTAGTGTTGATGATGTTTCTGCCGCTACTATTCAAATGACAAGCCAAGCGAGTCCTCAGGTTGCTCTAGCTAATTTCTTAGGAACATTACCAATTAAACAAGATATTATTGATGGAATCACAACAGCAATTAAAACTATTAAAATAGAAATAGATGGCGCAGGAGTAGCAAAGATTAGTAATAATGCAAATCTATTTAATAGCAGAAGGAGGATAGTATAAATGGCAGGGCACGAAACATTCATGTTAGGCCCATTAGGATATATGCTAGATTTACCCTCCCCCTCGGCAAGAGCAGGAGTCAATGCACCGCAGAATAGGTACGGTGGTGTATTTGAATCTGCTACTGGTAAAAAGACAGTAGACGTGTTAGGCTCTCGGCGAAAATGGGAATTTAACTGGGTTAATTTGGCAAAGAATCAAGATAGTCTTTTAAGGGCATTTTGGCTACAAACAGCAATGCAATCGTTACGGTTTATAGATCCCTTTGCTGATAACTTATTAACTCCTGATGCTTCAAGTGGAGGTAGTACTAGTAAAACTAGTGACTCTTTCACAAAAACAGCAGGCACGTCATTAGGCCCCATTGCAATTACAACGCCTGTACTCGCCGATATATTAGTACCTTTTATCTCTCATGCCCAGCAATGGGTTATGCCAGCAAGTACGGTAGGACAACTATGGGCGGACGATAATGCTTATTTCAGAATACCTATCCGAGATACGCGCCCACTATATCTTAAATGGTTAGCTACAGGATCGGGAACGGTTCACGCCGCAGTAAAGCCTTATAATAAAGCGGGATCATCATTGACAGTGCAGACAGGTAGTGGTGTTGCCTTAGACGCTACTTGGAAAGCTATTACCTATACTTACACGCCGACCGCTAGTAGTCATTATTCTTTCTCAGCAGGGTTAACGCTTGACTCTTCTGCGGGCATTAAAACTATTCTCTTAACGGCTGGTCAGGTCAATGATGTGTCGGG